ATTATCCTTTGCGCCCACTGACCCGAAGCAGAGAGAACAGGAGAAGCCGATGTCCCAAGCCACGAAACCGCCGATGTTCAACAGCACGAAAGAGGATCACGTCAGGGCGTCCACCCGCGGCTCGTCCGCGATGAAGGCGATCTACTACATCGACGGCAAGCCTGCGCAGGCCGAAGAGGTGATGGCGCGCACGGGCTGGACGAAGAACCAAGTTATCGCGACGATCCGCCGGGAACGAGACATGAAGCGCCTGCCTCTCACCTGGGCGCGCATTGACGAGATCGCGAAGCGCCGTCGGGGTGAAGCGTGAGCGACGATCTTGCTACCGCTTACGCGTTGCGCGCTCGCGCCGAAGCGCGCCCCGGCCTGATCCGCGACCTCATGCTTGCCAGAGCGCGGATGTGGATTGGCAGCCACGACGCGGCTCGTGACGCGGGGTTCCTTCCTGCTCTCGCCAAGATTGCCGACGATACGCTTCGCCAGATGTACCCGATCGAGGGGGAGAAGCCGTGACGCGCAAGTCCCCGCCGAAGTCGCACCCGTGGCGCACGTTCGCCCCGTTGTCCCAAGCCGAGAGCCAGCGCGAGAAGTTGAAGCGCGAACAAGTGGCCCCGACCAACATGCTCAAGAGGTACATCCCCCGATGAAAGCACTACCAAACCCGAGTGACGACATCTACGACGCCGCGCAAGAGCAGCAGAAGATCGTGGACGATCTATACGATCTGTGCCAAGAAGTAGACGCTCTTTACGACAGGGCTAAGCGAGTTTTGGAGCGCTTGGACTCTGCGCGACCGCGGGTTGAACGACTGGAGAGTGACGCCGAATGAACGCAACTGAATACCAACTGCGCGCCCACGCGCTGGCGATCTACCCGGAAGAGCGCGCCGTCGAGTACGTGGCCTTGGGCCTCGCAAGCGAAGCCGGCGAAGTCGCGGGCAAGGTGAAGAAGCAGATCCGCGACGGCAAGAACTGGACCGGCGAGCAGCGCCACGAGCACCTGGACAAGACGATCGCCGAGCTCGGTGACGTCATGTGGTACGCCGCTGAACTCGCGACGGTGCTGGGGATCGACCTCGGCAACGTCATGCGCCTCAACCTGGCCAAGCTGGAGAGCCGCCGCGACCGCGGCGTCATCGCCGGCGATGGAGATGTGCGGTGACGAACGCCCTCCACCGCGACGACGAGCTACGTCCGTACCAACGCGTCGGCCGTGACTTCTTGGCCATGAACCAGCGCGCGCTCCTCCTCGATGCGCCGGGTGTGGGCAAGACGCCCCTGGCCTGCGCCGCGATGCAGATGCTCGGGCTCAAGAAGGTGGCCGTGATGTGCCCTGCCATCGCTCGAAGCGTGTGGCGCCGGCACATCCGCGACTGGGCGCCCGGCGTCGAAGAAGCGCAGATCGAGTCGTTCGAGAAGTGGAGCCGCAAGGGCAGCACGATCTACGAACGCCTCTACAACGGAGGCGCCGAGGTGCTAGTGGTGGACGAAGGCCACTACCTCAAGAGCCCGATCTCCCTGCGCACGAAGATGACCTACGGCAATCTCTCGGCCCCGGAGCACAAGAACGGCCTGTCGCACAAAGCCCAGCGCACGTGGGTTCTCACCGGCACGCTGATGCCGAACCACGCCGGTGAATCGTGGACGCATTTGCGCGCGCACCACGGCGAGAAGCTGTCCTACAACGGCTTCCTCGACCGCTACTGCTACACGCGGCAGACGGACTACGGCCTCCAAGTGATGGGGAACAAGCCGCAGCACCTCCCCGAGTTGCGCGAGAAGATCATGCGCGTATCTCTGCGCCGCAAGGCCGAGGACGTGCTGCCGGAGATGCCGCCGATCGCGTGGGGGGAGTGGCCCGTCGATCCTGCGGCCTCGATGCAGCGCGCGATGCAGCGCGAGGACATGAAGTATGGCCCGGCGCTGCGTGATCTCCTCAAGGCCTGGACCGCCGGCGACTTCGATGACGACGAGGCGATGTTTGCCATCCGCGAGTCGGAGATGCATCTGGCCACGCTCCGCCGTCACGTCGGCATGGCCAAGGCCGTCGTCGTGGCCCACGCGATCGCGGACGAGTTGCGCGAAGACCCGGACATGGCCGTCATCCTGTTCGCTTCGCATCACGACGTGATCCGCGAACTGCGGGAGTGCTTGAACGACTTCGAGCCCGCGGTCATCACGGGCGAGACGCCCGACAAACTGCGTGAGATGGAAGAAATGCGCTTCCAGTCGTCGCCACGGTGCCGCGTGATGATCGCGCAGATCCAAGCGGCGCAGACGGCGATCACCCTGACGCGAGCCAATCAGGTGGTTATTGTCGAACCCTCGTGGAGCCCGGAAGAGAATGTCCAGGCGGCGAAGCGGGCTCACCGCTTCGGGCAGGAGCGCCCCGTGTTCGTGCGGATTGCGTGTCTTCCGAACACGTTGGACGAGGCCATCGTTCGCGTGCTGGCCCGCAAGATCAAGATGGTAAGCCAGATCATGGATGGAACGCCGTGAGCGAACTTACTGCCGAGCGCCTGCGCGAGTTGCTGCACTACTCGCCCGAGACGGGCGCCTTCTACTGGCGGCGATCTAAGGGGCCGAGGAAAGCGGGCACGCTGGCGGGGAACAAAGCTAACCGTCACGGGTACTGCCGCGTCCACATCGACGGTACGGATTACCAAGCCCACCGCCTCGCTTGGTTGTACGTCACCGGATCGCTCTCTATTAAAGACATCGACCACGTGAACGGCAACCGCGCGGACAACCGCTTCGGGAATTTGAGGGAAGCTAGCCGCTGCGAAAATCTACAGAACCAGAGGCGGGCGCACTCAGACTCCAAGAGCGGATACCTTGGAGTGGACAAACACGCCAGCGGTCTCTGGCGTGCACTCATAAAAGCCGAAGGAAAGCATCGTCACCTTGGCTTGTTCAAGACCGCCGAAGAAGCGTACCAAGTCTACATCGCAGCTAAAACGCAGCTGCACCCTTTCAGCCCGACCAACTCGTGAGGCCCGCAATGCTCAAGAAGACGTTCTACGCCACCCTCTCCGTCAGCTGCACCGACCCCGCCGTCGTGGCCAAGCTTGGCGAGTTCGCTGGCCATCTCGAAGCGAACCACCCGGACATCTACAACCTGCACGTCGAGACGCGGACCACCTCGTTCTCCGAAGACGGCCTCGGCTTGGCCATCGGCGCTCCGCCCCCGCCCCCGCCCCCGCGCGACGATACGCCTGCCGACAAGCCCAACGCTCCGGCCCCCGCCCCGGCGAAGCGCACTCGCAAGGCCAAGGAGCCGGTCGTCGTTTCGGGCACAGTGACGGAGGTTGCGATCGCCGTCTCCGACATCCACCCGGACTCCGTGGCGGAGATGAACGCCGCAGCCGTCGCGCAGGGCGAACTGCCGCTGCCTGAAGTCGAAGGCGCGGAAGCCGAAGGCGCGGAAGTCGAAGTAACGCTGGCGGAACCCGCCGAAGTCATCGAGCCGGCCCCGGCCAGCACGCGTGAACTCACCCGCGACGACGTGTTCGAAGCCCTGCGCGCCTTGCTGACGGACTACGGCAACGCAGCGGCCAGGGCTGCTCTCTCCACCGTCGGCCAGGTCAAGTTCTCCGACGTGCCGAGCGACAAGCTGGGCGACCTCTTCGACGCCATCCAGGCGTACCGGAAGGATCGAGAGTGATCGTCTTGTACGCCATCGCCGTGTTCGCCGGCCTTGTGCTGGCGGCCACGCTCGCCGGCGCGCTGATCGGCGCCGCCATCGCTCTCGTGATCCGGGCTTACGCCTGGGTCGCGGGACTCTACTCTGACGAAGAGGTGCACCCGTGACGGCTCATGCGGTTCTTGGCGCGAGTAGCGCAGACAGGTGGATGTCGTGCGCCGCCTCCGTGCGGCTCTCGAAGGGACTCCCCGAGTCGCCGAGCGAGCATGCCGCGGAAGGCACGGCGGCTCACGAACTCGCCGAACGTTGCCTGACGCAGAAACGCGACACGGCCCACGCCTACCTCGGCGAAACGATCCCCGTGGGCCGTGACTTCTCGTTCGAGGTGGACGAGGAGATGGCCGACGCGGTGGACGTGTACCTCCGCGAGATCGACCGCATCCGCGAGGAGGCCCCGGACTTGGAGGAATGGGTGGAGCGGCGCTTCTCCCTCGAAGCCCTCCAGCCGCCGAGCCCGATGTTCGGCACCGGCGACTACGTGGCCTACTCCCGAGCGCTGCGCAAGCTGTGGGTGCGCGACTACAAGCACGGCCGGGGCAAGCGCGTCGAGGCCATCGGCAACCCGCAGCTGCGTTACTACGGCCTCGGGGCCCTGCTGTCCCTGCCGCTGCATCTGCCGGTTCGCGAGGTGGATCTCGGCATCGTGCAGCCGCGTGTCGGCAACGTCGTCAGCGAAGTCATCGACGCGGAGGTGCTGCTCGACTTCGCCGGCGACCTGATCGCCGCGGCCCACGCCACGGAAGCCGCTGACGCCAAGGCCGTGCCCGGCGAATGGTGCCGGTGGTGCAAGGCCAAGGCGATCTGCCCGGCCCTCCAGAGCCAGGCCCTTGAGACGGCGCGCGTGGAGTTCGGTTCGCCCGCCACGCCTCCCTCGCCCGCCTCCCTGACCCCGGCCCAGGTCGCCGAGGTGCTGGCCAAGGCTGACGTGATCGAGGACTGGATCGCGGCGGTGCGCAAGCACGCGCTGTTGGAGGCCGAGCAAGGCCGCCCCCCGCCCGGGTTCAAGCTGGTCGCCAAGCGAGCCGTCCGAAAGTGGGCCGCGGACGAAGAGTGGACGGTGCCCGAGCTCGTGCTGGCCACGAACGGCGCCCTCACCTACGACGACTTCTACGAGCGCAAGCTCGTTTCCCCGGCGCAGGCGGAAAAGTTGCTCAAGACGGCGAAAGCTAAATTGCCTGAGCAACTTGTATCTGCCGTATCGTCGGGTTACACTCTCGCTGCGGAAGACGACAAACGGCCTGCCGTGAACCTGTTGTCTGCCGGTGACGAGTTCGACGCTGTACCCACCCCGTGAAAAAGGAAAGCCGCCATGGCCGATGAAGCCCAGCAGAAAGTCATCACCCCCGAAGCCGTGATCTCGTATCCGGCCCTGTTCACCCCCAAGCCGAACGACAAGGGGGAGCTCTTCTTCTCCTGCGCGCTCGTGTTCGAAGAGGGAACCGACCTCTCCAAGATGGAAGCCGCGGCCCTTGCTGCGGGCAAGGCGAAGTTCGGTGCGAAGTTCAACCGCGAGTCGCCGGCCTACAGCTGGCCGTTTCGCACGGACGTGGAAGAGAAGGGCTACCCGGCCGGCTCCACGTTCTTCAACTGTAAGTCGAAGGGCAAGCCTGGCGTCGTGGATCGCTATGCCGATTCAGACGGCAAGCCGCGTCCGATTACCGACGCCGAGGAGGTGTACGCCGGCGCCAAGGTGCGCGCGAGCGTTCGCTTCTACGCCTTCGAGAAGAACGGTAAGAAGGGCGTCGCGGTGGCGTTGAACAACGTGCAGAAGCTCGGCGACGGCCCGCGCCTGGACAGCCGCATGCGCGCCGAGGACGAGTTCGACGCCGAGGAAGGCGAGGCGAGCGCTCTGTCGTAATCCCCGCTCTGCCCGGCCGCAACCTGGCCAACGGGCATCGAGGTATCTGGCTGGGGGCTCCCGGCTGGACGCGTGGCCCCGGCGAGACGGGGCTTTCTTTTCTCTGGAGAACACGATGCGCCCCATCATTCTCGGCCTCACCGGCTACAAGCGCAGCGGCAAGACGACGGTTGCCGAACATCTCTGCGACGCCCACGGTTTCTATCACGAGTCGTTCGCCGCCCCGATCCGCGCCGCCGTCATGGACATTCTGGGCCTCGACTTCATGCACCAGCTGGATCAAGCGAAGGAATCGCCGATCGCTTGGCTCGACGGCACGACCCCGCGCAAGATGATGCAGACGCTCGGCACCGAGTGGGGCCGCGAGATGATCCACCCCGAACTGTGGATCCGCGCTTGCCAGCGCCGCATCCAAGTCGCGATCGACCGCGGCGAGAACGTCGTCATCTCCGACGTGCGGTTCAAGAACGAGGCCGACGCTATCCGCAGCATGGGCGGCACGATCTTGCGCGTTATCCGCGTCACGAACGAAAGCCAAGATCCCCACGCCAGCGAGGCCGAGATCGAGTCGATCCACAGCGATTTTTTGCTGTCCAACGAGGCGGATTTGCACGCCCTTCGCCGCAACGTTGACATGATGCTTCCTTGGTTCTCGGAGGGGGCGTGATCGAAGTCTCGATCGACCTGGAAACGCGCAGCACCGTCGATCTCAAGAAGAGCGGCGTGTACCCCTACGCGGCGCACCCGACGACCGACGTGTGGTGCATGGCGTTTCGGTGCAACGACGATTCGCGCCCCCACCTCTGGTGGCCGGGACAGCCTACCCCGCGAATCTTCGGCGCTCGCACGCCGTTGACGGTCCGCGCCTGGAACGCCAACTTCGAGCGCCAGATGTGGAACGCGATACGGATTCCCGGCCCTACCCCTCGACTCGTGGGTGTGCACCATGGCCGAGGCGCTGGCCATGGGCCTGCCGGGGTCGCTCGACATGGCCGCGAAGGCCCTCGGCCTGCCCGTCGAGAAGGACGCCGCCGGCTCGCGCTTGATGATGCAAATGGCCAAGCCGCGCCGCGTCCAGCCTGATGGCACGGTGATCTGGTGGGACGCCCCGGACAAGAAAGCGCGCCTCGGCGAATACTGCAAGCAGGACGTGGTGGTGGAGCAGGCGATCGCGGCCCAGGTACGCCGTCTCTCGGCGCCGGAGCGCCGCATCTGGATCCTCGACCAGCAGATCAACGACCGCGGCGTGGGCCTCGACACGGGCCTCGTGTTGGCGCTCCACGACATCGACCGAGCCGCGCAGGCTGACGCCGATCGACGCATGGCCGAACTGACGGCCGGTGAGGTAAGCGCCGTCACGCAGGCCGGCCGCCTCACGGAGTGGCTGCGCGGGCAGGGCCTCGACCTCGACGGCGTGGCCAAGGACGACGTGCGCGACCTGCTGGAGTGCGACCTCGACCCGACCGTCAAAGAAACGTTGTTGCTGCGTCAAGAAGCCGGCGGCACGTCGTCGCGCAAGCTCGTCTCCATGAAGAGCTCCGTCTCGGCGGGCAACCGCATCCGTGGCATGCTGGCCTACCACGGGGCCAGCACCGGCCGCTGGGCCGGGCGTCTGGTGCAGCCTCAGAACATGCCGCGCGGCACGATCAAGCACAAGCACCTGGAGCCGTCCCTGCCGTTCGTGCTGGCGCGCGACACCGGGGCCTTGGAGACGCTGTTCGGTTCGATCCACGGCGTCGTCCCCTCGGCCCTGCGTGCGTGCTTCCAAGCCGGGCCGGGCAACGTCCTCTACGCCGGCGACTACAGCCAGATCGAGGCCCGCGTGCTGCCGTGGCTGGCCGGGGCCGAGCACGTGCTGGATGTCTTCCGCGCCGGCACCGACATCTACCAAGCCGTCGCCGACCGCATGGGCGTGGACCGCCAGATCGGCAAGGTCGCCGTGCTCGCCCTCGGCTTCCAAGGCGGCAAGCGCGCCTTCCAGTCGATGGCCAAGAACTACGCGGTGAAGGTCACGGACGAGGAGGCCGAGGAGGCCAAGGTGGCGTGGCGCCAAGCCAACCCCGAGGCCGTGGCCATGTGGGAAGGAATTCAGAACGCTGCGTTGCGCGCCTGCAACAACAGGCAGACCTCGTGCTGCGACGGCCGGATTCACTTCTACCTCGACGGCCCGGATTGGCTGGTGTGCGAGCTCCCTTCCGGCCGCCGCCTCTGGTATCGCAAGCCGCACATCGTCAAAAAGCTGACACCGTGGGGACGGGAAGTTGACGAACTCCGGGCGTGGGGCGTGGACTCCTACACGAAGAAGTGGACGAGCTACAGCCTCTACGGAGGTCTTTTGACCGAGAACGTGGTGCAGGCCGTGGCGCGCGACATCATGGCAGGGGCCATGCTTCGCCTCGACGCCGCGGGGTACCCCCCTGTTCTTACTTGCCACGACGAAGTGGTTTCCGAAACGGCCGCGGACTTCGGGAGCGTCGAGGAGTTCCGCAGTATCATGACCGTCACCCCCAAGTGGGCTTCCGGCCTCCCCATCAAGGCCGATGTCTGGAAAGGCACGAAGTACAGAAAATGACCCACCAAGCAACCTTCCAAGCCCTCTACGCCGCCGGCATCCGAGAGCTCGTCTGCGTCATCCCGCCCAACGCCCCGCTGTCCCCGCGATCCAAGATTGCGCCGGCCAGCCGCGGCAAGAGCCCCGGCCGCCCCAACGGGGAGGGAGAGTGGGGCGGCTACCCGTGGCAGACGGCCGGGCAACCCGACCTCCGGGCCGTCATGGCCTGGCAGCAGGCCGGCGCCAACATCGGCCTGCACGCCGGCCGATACCCGGGCATCGACATCGACGTGACGCGCGAGGACTTGGCCGCGGCGATTCACGCCGAAGCCGAACGCGCCTTCGGTGCCGCACCGGTGCGAATCGGCCGGGCGCCGAAGCGCCTCCTGATGTACCGGGCCGACGTGCCGTTCCCGAAGATGCAGTTGCGGTTCCGCGCCGACGACGGCGTGGAACATCTCGTGGAACTTCTCGGGCAGGGCCAGCAGTACGTCATCGGCGGCATCCACCCGGCCACGGGGGAACCCTACACGATCGACCGCCCGGTGGAGCAGCTGGTGGACGCCCTCCGGCCGATCACGCGAGAGGGGGCCACCGCCTTCTTCGAGGGCTTGGCCGAAACGCTGGAGATGCTGGGCTGCGAGGTGGTGGACCGGAGTTTCAGCGCCGAGCACGCCGAACGCCTGGCCGTGGACCAGGAGACCCTCAAGGGGCCGTCGATCGAGGCCGTGGCCAAGCTGGTGGCCGCGACCCCCAACGGCGACGCCTTTCCCCACCGCGACGACTACATCCGCTTCGGCTACGCCATCAAGGCGGCCTGCGGCGTCGAGGCCGAAGGCGAGGCGCTGGAGATTTGGATGGAGTGGGCCGCCCGGTGGGAGGGTGCCAAGGACTTCGATTCCGACACGGCGGAGCGCGACTTCCTGCGCATGCACGCGCCCTTCGAGATCGGTTGGAACTATTTGCTGGAGGCCGCGCGTCGCGCCGGCGTGGCCACCGCGGAGTGGGACTTCGACGCCAAGGAGGCGCCGGAAGAAACGCCCGCCGAGCGCCCCAGTGGTGTTCCCATGTGGTCGGACATGGCCATGGTCCACCGCATCCTGCGCGCCCACGGCGACGAGATCATGCACGTCGAGGGCCACGGCTGGTACGCCTGGAGCGGCCGCGCGTGGGAGCCCGACAACAACGGCGTGCGCGTCACCCAGCGCGTCACGTCCGTCCTGGCCCAAGCCTCTGGCCAAGCCCTCCAAGAGATAGAGAAGGCCAACACCGCCGACAAGGTGGCCATGCGGCTGTCGAGTTCGAACACGGTGTCGGCGGTTCGCACCTTGCTGGCCAGCGCCGCCGGCATCCAGCGAAAGGCCGAGCACCTAGACGCGGACCACTTCCTGCTCAACACGCCCGGCGGCATCGTCAACTTGATGTCGGGGGAGATCCTGCCTCACCGCCCCGACGCGCGCATGACGAAGATGACGGCTGTCGCCCCGGATCGCAGCCGCCCGGCCTCGCGTTGGCGGCAGTTCCTCAAGGAAGCCACCGGCGGCGATGTCGAACTGGAGTCCTACCTCCAGCGCCTCGTCGGCTACAGCCTCACCGGCTCGGCGCGCGAGGAGATGCTGGCGTTCTTCCACGGCGCCGGCGGCAACGGCAAGTCGTTGTTCTTGAACGTTATCCGCGAGATGCTTGGCCCCTACGCCGAGACAGCGGCCATGGACACGTTCACGGCCAGCACCGGCGATCGGCACCCCACCGACATGGCCAAGCTGCGGGGTGCCCGCCTCGTGACGGCCAGCGAGACGCAGGCCACGCGCCGGTGGGACGAACAGCGCATCAAGGCCCTCACCGGCAACGAGGACGTGACGGCGCGCTTCATGCGGGAGGACTACTTCACCTTCCGCCCGCAGTTCACCTTGATCGTGGCCGGCAACCACGCGCCGAAGATCGAGAACGTGGACGACGCGCTGATGCGCCGCATCCACATGGTGCCGTTCAACCGCAAGCCGGCCAAGGTGGACGTGCACCTCAAGGACAAGCTGCGCGAGGAGTATCCGAGCATCTTGGCCTGGGCGATCGAGGGCGCCGTGTTCTGGTTCGCCGCGGGGTTGCAGCCGCCGGATTGCGTGCTCGGCGCCACGCGCGAGTACCTGGAGAGCGAAGACGTGGTGTTGCGTTGGCTTGCCGAACGCACCCACAAGCAGGATAATGGCGGGTGTTTGCTCACCGAAGCCTACGCGGACTTCCGCGACTGGAGCCGGCAGGCGAACGAGCAATCGGCCATCGCGATGTCGCAGCAGCAGTTCTCGAAGGCGCTGGCCGGCAAGGGGCTGGCGCAGCATCGCGATACGACCACTGGCTTGCGCTCCGTCACGGGGCTTGCGCTGGTTGCCGATCCTGCGGCCTCGACGGCCGACTTCGCTGCACTGGAGCCCGCAGTTGCGCAAGCACTTGGTGATCCCTGACACGCAGATCCGGCCCGGCGTCCCTGACATTCATCTCGAATGGATTGGACGCTGGGCCGCGGAACACACGCCGGATGTGATTGTCCAATTGGGCGACGCGTGGGATATGCCCTCGCTGTCGGCCTACGACGCGCCGGGCTCGATGAAGATGGAGGGCGCGCGCTACGAGGCCGACGTGGAGGCCGGCAACGTGGCCTTCGCCAAGCTCAACAAGCCGATCGAGGACGAGATCGCGCGGCGGAAGCGCCGCAAGATCAAGGCGTGGGATCCTGAGCGCCACTTCCTCTTCGGCAACCACGAGCAGCGCATCGAGCGCGCCATCAACGCGAATCCCAAGTTCGCCGGCACGATCGGCTACCACCACCTCAAGACGCCGGGGTGGGCGCGACACGACTACTTGGAGCGGCTGTGGCTCGACGGCCTCGTCTACAGCCACTTCTTCCAAAGCCCGCACTCCCGCTACGCCATCGGCGGCACGATCGACAACGGCCTCAACAAGATCGGCGCCAGTTTCGTGCAGGGCCACGAGCAGGGGATCCGCTACGGCACCCGCATCCAAGGCTCCGGTGCCAACTGGCACGGCCTCGTGGCGGGCAGCTGCTATCTCCACGACGAGGGCTACCGTGGCGCGCAGGGCCAAGGCCACTTCCGCGGCATCGTCGTGCTGAACGATGTGGAAGACGGGGACTACTGCATCGAGGTCATTCCCCTTAATCGGTTGTGCCGGATGTACGAGGGCGTCACGCTCGGCGCCTGGCTGCGCGGCACGTACAAGGACGCCGAGCACCGCTTCACCTTGGCCCGGAAGAAGTGACATGCCGCGAAAGAAGGCCACGCCCCCGGCGGT